ACCAACAATTAGTTTAACACCAAGTATTACACCGAGTATTACTCCAAGTATAACTCCTACTAATACCGTTACTCCAACAATCACTTCAACAATTACTCCTACAATAACACCTACAAATACTGTAACTCCAAGTATTACCCCGAGTATAACTCCTACGATTACACCAACTAATACTGTAACACCAACAATAACACCTACGATAACACCAACTATTACACCAAGTATAACTCCTAGTGCAACTCCTGCACCATTTGTTCCAAATCAAATATCTAATTTACAATTTTGGTTTGATGCTGTATCAGGATTTACAAATCCATCATGGACTAACTATGGTTTATTGGGAGGTAATGTAGCACAAGGAACTGCAATATTACAACCATCTTCGGTAACAACAACCCTTGGTTCTTGGACTGGAACTGGTATTGAATTTACTTCAAGAGACACAATGTTATCTACAAGTTTTTCATTAACTGATTTTACAAATCATACTTATTTCTTTGTTGGTAAAAGGGTTGCCGCTGATACTTTTGCACAAATTGGTTTCCAAACATATCAATCAGCAACAGCAAACGTTTTATTTTACCCCAATGGTGGAGGTGCTCCGAAAGACATTCTTGTAAATGCTGGAGGAAGACAATATACTCGTAGTGGAACAAATGGACAACCTTTTCTCTTAGAGGTTACTGGTTCAACAACAAATGCAACAGTATTTTATAATGATGTATCTGTAAATTCCGCAGCAACAATTTCAGTCGGTGCAAATATAACTTCATTACAATTTGGTAGAGACCCAGGTGGAACTTCAACAAACAATTTGGTAGTTGTAGAATTTATTGCATACAATAAACAATTGTCTTCATCAGAATATTTACAAGTAGAAAATTATCTTAAAACAAAATATCAATATAACACATGGTAAAGTATATTATTTTTTTACAAGAACCAGAAGCACAAGCCTTCATACAACAAATAAATACTTGTAAGGGTTATCCAAACTCTTCAGGAACTGAAACATATGCTTATCCTGATTTAATGTGTGAGTATGATGAACAAACAAATCAAACATGGCCATTGGGTTGGGGGGTTGAAATATTAGATTCAATTACAGATTGTTTAACTGAACAACAAATTGCAGACATTTTAATTTTGCCAGCAAATATTAATGCATGTGCATTATTCTCAGGAACAACTTAGTTAATTAAATTGTTTGATTAAATGAATAAAACCTTATATTTATTATTATGAGTGAAGAACAAAAAAAAGATTTGGATTTTAAAGTAATTAACTTTGGTGCGGTTGCACAAGTTCCAATTATTGAAGAAAATCTAATCATTAATACAAGAACTCCATGGGTTTACTATGGTATTGCAAATCTTGCACCTCAGGAACTTATTCGTTTATATAACACAAGCCCGACACATCGTGCATGTATAACATCAAAGTGGTATGCTGCAAGAGGTAAATCAATTACAATTAAGGATGGTGATAATTCAAGACTTGAAATGGTTAATAGTCTTGGTGATAATATGTATGACATTTGGAATAAGTGTATGTTAGATTTTATTCTTTATGGTGCATTTGCAGTCAATATCGTTTGGCGAAAAGATAGAGATATGGGTTATGAAATGTATTATATTGATGCATCAAAATTAAGAGCAGAAAAGTCTGATATGCATGATAGAATAAATAATTTTTATTATTCTTCAGATTGGGCATTCCCAAAGAAACATCCTTTTGTTCCAAGAAAATTGCCAGCATTTAATCCAGCACATGAAGAACCCTCGCAAATTTTTTATCACACCACACACTCCGCTGGGAATTCTTACTACGGAACCCCGTCCTATTGGGGAGGGGCCACAGCGATTGCCACACAAATTGAGATATTTAATTGGCATCACTCAAATATTATAAATGGACTTTCCCCGTCTTTATTTATTTCGTTGAATTCAGGTGTGCCTCCACCAGAAGAACGTGAGCAGGTGTATAATCAATTAAATGCAAAATATGGAGGCAGTAACCAGTCTGGCAAATTATTTTTAACCTTCAGTGATTCAAAGGATAATGCACCAGAGATTACACCAATCAATCCAAACTCAAGTGACAAGATGTGGGTTGAACTAAATCAAATGGTTCAAGAAACAATTTTAACATCTCATCAGATTAGTTCTCCTGAATTACTTGGCATCCAGGTTCCCGGAGCATTGGGAAGTAGTGACCACCTCGAAGCACAGGACCATTTTCAAAATTTGGTTATTGTCCCGATTCAAACTGAGATATCTACTGTGTTCGAGAAATTATTATCACTACGTGATGGTGGTATACCTACAACAATTGAGATTGAACAATTCCAAATGGTATCGTTACCTGATATGAAACCAATTGAAACAGTTGATGTAAATAAGGTTGAAGGTTTAGATATAAATAAAGATGAAACAATAAAAAATCAATGAGTCAATTTTTAGTTCCATACAATGTGTTGCTCGTTTCAGAAAGCAAACTTAAGGCCTTTTCGGATATTGACCCTAACGTTTCTTCCGCCGTGCTTTTACCGTGGATTCAAACAGTGCAGGCCACAAAACTCGAATATATCATCGGAGGAAAATACTATAAAGAAATTTTAACACAAGTTCAAAATTCAACGTTGACACAAATCAACGAAAATTTTTTATTTTATTATATTCAACCCATGCTCATATGGGCCGCATATTCGGAGGCACTCCCCTCGATTTACATGCGAATTCGTAACAATGGCATAACCGTTGGAAGTGAAAATCCTGTGTCAGTTAAAGAAATGCAATGGCAACAGACTCGTGCTGATGACCGTTCACAATTCTTTGAACAAAGAATGATTGATGAATTAATTTGGAATAGTAACGATTATCCAAGTGTTTATTCATGGTCATCAAATGAAGGTCTCCCTCCACATTTAGGTAAGAACTATTATAGTGGAATTCATTTGAGTAACGGAAATCGTTACGGTAAATATGGTTATCCCAATGGAGTATCAAGAGATATGGTAATCTATGGTGACCCAACTTTTTATTGTTGTGGATTAACATGAGTAGTGAACTAATTTTAATAATATCAAATGCCTTAACTGGTATTGCAGCATTTTTCGTAGGTAAAAGAAAAACAAATGCTGAGACTGATTCAATCGTATTAAAAAACCTTGAATTAAGTATAAATCTTTATTCTCAAATAATTAAGGATTTGAAGACCGAAATCGAGAGTCTTAATGTTAAGATACAACATTTGGAAGGAAAAATAGACCAATTACACAAAGAAAATAAAGAACTGAAATACGGAAAAGGATTATAGTATGCCAATCAAACCAACAAGTTCTGAAACAGAACAAGAATTTATTTCAAGATGTATGAGTGAGGAGAAAGGAAGTTTCCCTGATTCAAGTCAAAGATATGCAGTGTGCAAATCAAAATGGGATAACTCAATGAAGACACAAGATTTTGAACAAGAAGTTTTTGTTTTAAAACCAAAAAAGTCTGAGAACAGAGGTATGTATTTAACTCGTTGTTCAAAGAATAATAAAATGAGATTACAGTTTCCATCACTTAAGGAACGTTCAAATTTTTGTTTAACTTCTTTTAATGAATTTTATCGCTATTGGAGTAAGATAGAAGACTTCAGTGGTATACCAAAGGACTCAGCACTCGGTGAGTGTATTGCAACCGAAAAGGCCAAAGGTGCTGATTATAGAACAGCATATGCATCATGTTCAACAAAAGTTGTATCACCAAATACAACAGTTGTTTTATCTGAGGAAGATGATGACAATTTAATTCTTGAACCTGTATTAACGTAAATTACCAAGATAAAAAACCCCACATTGAGAAGTATGAAAACTCAATGGGGGTTTATATACAGAACAACACCAAGAAAAAACTATTTTTTATTTCTTAATTCGGTTTGCATGATTTGAGATGTAAGTAACCCTAAGGTTCTACCGAAATCCCAATTGTTTAATATATCAAACCTAAGAGTCATATCATCTAACTCTTTAAAATCTGTTACTTGTCCTTCAAATAAAATATTATCGGTGTCATCATTATTGATTTCACACCACATGCGGTCTTGGTAATCATAAAACTTAATTTTATTATTTTCCCAAGTAATTTGTATTCCATTTAATGATTGGATAATCGATAGTGTTATTAGCATATGCAAATTTAGTTAAAATATAAATCAGAATAAAAATTAGTTACCTCATCACACCACATTTCATCAAGACCTTCACTTGGGTCATAATCACAACTTTGTAAGAACTTTTGTCTCTTGTCATGGATTTCATCCTCCATGTCTTCATAAAACTCCATTACGGACTTTAAATCATCTTCACTAGGGTTTTCTACTGTTGAATAATAAGTCTCCTTAAATGTTGTTAAATCACCTTTAATTGATATACCCGCAACCAAGAATCTTGCAACAAACCAAACTGTTTCAGTCATTGTTAATTTTTTTTTATGTGATAAATATTGTTCATACTCCCCTTCAAACATTAGGTCGTATTCACTCGAAGATAAGTAATACATTTGAATTAATAAAATTAATTTAATACTTCTACTCCCCAACCACAATCTTCCATTATATAAATGAATTCTGTAAAGTATTGTTTAAGTTCTTGTTCACTTAATACTTCATTTTCTTCTTCCATCATTTCAAGAAATTCATACCAGGTATCATATACCTGAATTGAATAATCCAATCCATCAACCGTATCCATAATAATAGGATGCCATGAACCATTATAAGGTTTTGTTTCAAACCAAGATTTGTCTTGATTTATATATATTGTTTTAATTATACTCATAACTATTATTTATAATCTGTGAAGTAATCCATAGGTTCCATGTTTCTTGATTTACATAAACCAAGAATTGCAAAATAAGTTTTGTCATCACCAACCCAATCAATAAACTTAACTTCTTTATCATCAAAATTAATTTCTAATTGAGAGTTATCATCAAGTAACCAATAAACTGAATTACCTTGAACGGTATCAATTGAATGATTTAAAAATACGGAGATTTGAGAAATCATCCAAACATCTAATTTGTTATTTTTTTTCATGTGTGTTGTTTTAATTATGAGGTGTAAAGATACGTAATTATTCTGAAACAATAAAATTATTTCGAATTAAATTTATTCCTTCATTTGTTAAAGAATTTAAGGAACTCATTCCAATTCTTCTTTTAACTGTAATTAAATTCAATACTTCAAGTTTCCATATCCTTTGATATAGATTGTCATTTTGTCGCATGATTCTTGGTGTAACAATTACATCAGTCATTCCATTGTTATAGATGTATAACAATATTTCTTTTTGTCTTTGAGTTATCATATATATAATTTTAATCTAAGATATTACAAATGTCAAGATATTCTTCTCTTGTTATTCTTCCTTCACCTTTTGCTTGGTCAAGTAATGGCATGTAACCCCAACCAACAAAGTTTGAGGATAAGATACCTTCAACAAAGTCAACAACAACTTTTCGTTGAATTGTAATTGGACCTCTGCATGTGTCATAAGTTTTACTACCATCAAGATGGATAATGTCGTTAATACCTGGGTAAGGGATTGATTGAACTAAATTTTTCATATTTGTTATTTTTATAGTTGTTCGATAAATTCTTCAATAATGTCTTGGTCAGTTGTTCCATCTTCAGGTGTTTCACTAATAAAATCGAATACCATTTGATATTTATTTA